GTAGGCGCCGTTTGAACTGCCAACTACGTTTAACGCACCATTGGTATTAGCAGGAATACTAGGAGCGTCAATTTGCACAAATCCGCTGGTGGTGACTTGGAACACAGGATCACCACCAGAAGCGTATACTGCAAGATTGCCGCCAGTGTTTAAATTACCAACAATACCTACACCGCCACTAACTTGCAACGCACCTGTGGTTGGGCTGGTACTGTCAGCAGTTCCGTCGATGTAAACGTTACCAGCATATTGATTATAACCACGCGAAAAGTCAAAAATGTCAAAGGTTAATCCGCCATCGGTACTGGAGAATCTAAATGTATATTGCCCAGTAGCACCAAATGTAATTGTGTTAGAAACACCAGCAGTACCCGGGCTGATACCTTGAATACCGTACAAGCCGTAAATCACAGATGCTGGCAGCGTCAGTGTATGCGCAACATTGGTGATATTGATAGTGAGTTGTAATGCACCTGCCGCACCACTGGGACACCAATTAGTAAATGCCAAACTGACCGAGCCTGTTGTTGAAACATACTGAAATTGACTAGCCTCGTAGTCCAGTGTAACAGTGCCTGATGTTGCTGTATTCTGCAAATATGTATAACAAACATCGTTTAATTTGACATTGTAAATCAAATTATTATTCATGTTGTTATCTAAAGTGCTGCCAGACAGGGCAGATTTTAGCACTGCTTTGTTTTGCAGATCATTAATTTCATCAGCAGCATACTGGAAATTGGTTTTGGTGGCAGTAAAGTTGTCGCGCATGCCCTGCGTATTGTTAGGCACCCCTGCAACTGGGTAAGTACCATCGATATTGTTTGGATTAATTTGACTAGTCATGTGTGTTCCTTGTATAATTACACGTTACTGATATTTATTGTTTCTATGAATCCGCTAAATAATCCAAAGGCCCGTGAATAATGCAAAAAAAGACACGTAGTTTGTTAGAAGAATTAGACTCGATGTATGTTGAACGGGATCGCCGTTTGATCATCGAAACTCGGGCAGAAAGCATTATTGCTAGTGCTATCCGCTTGGTTGAGCAAATTGAAAAAGAATTTGGGCCCGAGCAAGCAGAGAATTTAACTCGTAAATTGCTCAATGCTATAAGAACAAAGGATGCTGGAAAATTCAGCAGATCAGTGAGAAGAACAAATGCAGATTCATGAATTAACAAGTAAACGAAAACCCCAAGTAAACGAAATAGCAGGCGCACTGGCCGGTATGGTTGGCCAATCTTTAAGAAATACTGTAAATTCTCAAGCAGGTGTATCTAACAGTTTTGCAACATCAAAAACATCCGGTGGTGGGGCACAAGCAGCAGCAACACAATTTAATGCTCCATTGGTAGCAGCAATGGCCAAAAACATGTACACTGCCTGGACTACAGATATTTTGCCAAAGTTGCTGGCTACATCTAAAACAGGATCCGCGGACCCTGCTACTATTCCACAACAACAACTGATCCAAGCACTAACAAACACAGTTAATCAAGTGTTGGGATTCAAATACGATCAAGTTGAAAATTCCATTGACCCAGCAGCGTTTGATGGTCGAGCAAAAGGTCTTGCTAAAATTCAAGTGAGCAAAGTTGCAGACGTTATAGCAAACGGAATTACAAAATATCCACAAGCAGGTTCGGGACAGACCAAGAGCAAAGACGAATTAACCAAAGAATTCCAGGCCCTAGCAACATCCATGTCTATTTTGCAAAATTACATGGCATTCAACGCAGGCGGCAGCAAACGAGCCGGAGACCTTCCAGACATCACATTTGGCAGCGATGGCAAGCCGTTGTTTGATGGCAAGCCTTTCAATCCAAATGATCCTGCACACCAAGCAGCACTGGACAAATTCAATACCATTGCCAAGACAGGAGCAGCACGATGATGTTTATCAGCGAAGGTGGCAATGTTTTCAAAGACAAAACTGGATTGCCAGTAACACAACGTATCAACCAACAGGACATTCCTGGCACAGTTGAATGGCTTGAGCAAGTGACTGGCCTAGACTTAACGTCAGCAAAAGATCCAACCACTGGCTATCCACTCAAATGGTTGGGCTCTACTGGAAAAACACCGTCGTCGGGCGACCTAGACCTAGCAGTGGATTCCAATGAAATTACTAAGCCGCAATTAAAAGCACAATTAGATAAATTTGTTACATCTCAAAATCACGATCCAAGAGATTGGGTACGTCTCAGCGGTGAGGCCGTGCATTTTAAAACTCCTATCCTGGGTGATCCAGCCAATGGGTTTGTGCAAACAGACTTTATGCTGATGCCTAATTTAAATTGGGGCGTGTTCTTTTTAAGTGGCGGCCAAGGCTCAGTATACAAAGGCATGTTCCGCAATGTACTAATGAGTTCTATTGCTAAATCTCTAGGTCTCAAAATCAGTGCCAAGGGCCTGATCAGTCGCACCACTGATAATTTAATCAGCATGGACCCTAATGTTGCTGCTCAGTACCTACTAGGACAGGGCAAAACCGCAGCAGATCTCAAAAACGTTGAAACAATTTATGCTAACTTGGCATCAGATCCTGATCGCGATGCCAAACTCAAAGACTTCCGTGAGTATCTTGCTAGAGAGAACACTGCTGAGCCAAGACTTGGCATGGCAGAAAATACAGAAATCAACTTCCTGGCCAAACTACGTGACCGCATTGTTAATCAAGGCATGTTGCCATTGATTGAAGCAGAGTCAGCAAATCCATACCGAATTTACGAAGCAGAAGCACCTGGTGTAGGTGGCAAAGCCAAGGGCATCGAACACCTAGAAGACTTGGTATTCCGCAAAGCCACTGCTGGTATTCATGATGCACTGGAAATTGTAAAACATGCTGCGGAATCTCCTGCTAAAACTACCACAGTTAAGTGGGATGGTAAGCCTGCTATTATCTTTGGTCGTAAACCACAAACAGGCGAATTTGTATTAACAGATGGATCAGGCTTTGAAGCCAAGGGCTACGACGGACTTGCTACTTCCATTGAGCATCTAGCACAGTTTATGAACATGCGATCTGGAGACCGCACAGAGTTAATTCAATTGTATGCTACTCTATGGCCTAAACTAGAAGCAGCACTTCCTGCCAACTTCCGTGGGTATGTTAAAGGCGACTTGCTGTACATGGACACTCCTGCTGAAGTTGCGGGTAACTATGTGTTCCAGCCCAACACTGTTGAATATCGTATTCCCGCCAAGTCTGCACTGGGCAAGCGAATTGGTGCCAGCAACATTGGCATTGCTATGCACTCAATGTACGCAGACCCTGGATCTCCACGTGAGCCACTCAGCAGAGTAAACTTTAATCCAGTGCCCGGCTTGTTGTTGATTGAACCCATTGGCGGCAAAGAAATTGTTCCTAATCCGCAATTAGTTGGTCAAATCAAGTCACTGGCCAAGTCTAAAGGCCAATCGATTAACACATTGTTTAACCCTGCAGAACTGCGAGCCAATCAAATCACAGACTTGGCCAAGTTGTGTGTTGACTACATTAACTATCGCATTGGCACAGGCAACTTTGATAACTTGTTGGGCGGTTTTGGACAGTGGTTACAGACCAAAGTAACACCGCGCAAGTATGCCAATATTATTGAATATTTGCAAAGCCCAACATCCAACAAAGAAGGCATGGTATCAGCGTTTACAGCGTTTATTTTGCTGCACGATTTGAAACTAGACATTCTGCGACAACTGGATTTGAAGGATCCTGGGCACGAAGGCTGGGTCATGGCTACCCCTGCAGGATACGCAAAAGCGGTAAATAGATTTGACTTCACTGCACGAAATAGGGCAAGAAACAATCCTGATCAGGGCTAATTTTTGCCAAATGACTAAATAAGTGCAGGGACTAAATGTCTCACTAACTTAAAGGAAATTTAAAATGGCTATTTTTACAAAAGTAAACGGAACTACACAACCAGTATTTGCAATGGACGTTGCAAATGGTAGTATCGCTGGTACAGCAAACGTTGCAGCACAAGGCCCAGTTAACTTGGCAGGTCCTGGTTTGGACTTCTTCTCGTTGACAGCCAACGCTTCTTTGGCAACTTCTGCCAACGTTAACGGTTATATCAACAACGTTATCCAAGCCGTACAAAGCGGCGCTGGTATCACTAACGGTGGTGCTGGTGGTACAATCGCTATGTATCAAGTTACTCCATCTGCTCCAGCAGTCTTGAACATTGCTATCTACCCACGTGGTGCTTACACTACTGCTACTTTAGTTGCTGCTGCTCAAACAGCCAACGCAACTGGCGGTCAAAACATTGGTATCCCAACTGCCAACGTTTCAGGCGCTGCTACTTTCACCAACGTTTAATCTTAACTGATTAACAACTACCCCGGACATAAAAATCCGGGGTTTCTTTTTGGCGTTAAATATGCACATAATGAAAATAGTGTGCCGTACCCTTTTTGACTGTTCCTATACTGGTGTTACTGGTCACTACAGAATCAGTGAGATACCCTTTGTTGATAAAACAGGTCAGCAAATAACAAATTCAGACCAGTGGCATCGCAGCCGTAATCAACAACGCAACTGGGAAACGCTGATGCAACTCATTGGGTTAAGAACACAGCCGCAGAGTATAACACGACCAACCAGTGATGAGAATAAATGGACTTTTGAATTTGTAGCAGAAGCCACTGGGGTGTATAGTTTAACTGACGACCCGGATCCCCTGGCAGGACTCAAACAAGATTGCAATGGTGTTCCAATGGTTATGGGTTTAAATGAAAAACCGACAGTGTTGCCTACAATTTGTGTTTCTGGGCCCAACCAGAACATTTGGTTTGAAACCATAAATAATATATTGGAATAATTTAATCATGGTAGACACAACCGATATCGAAAAAAAGAGCCTAGAAGCACACGTTGAACTGTGCGCTGAACGCTATAAATTTTTAGAATCAAAACTAGAATCTGTGGAAGAAAAATTAACTACTGTGGTCGACTCAGTGTCTGCTGTTAAAGACACTGTTCAAGCAATGTCAGTTAAAAACAATGACAGATTAATTAACTGGGGCATTGGTATTATTGTTACCTTGGTCGGTACAGTGGCCTGGTTGTTGCAACACTATGTATTCAAATGAATAAACAAGCCAAACTTGAACGCTTTGCAGAGCAAGAACTCAAGCGTAATTTACATACCATAATTGTGCCCGACGACGAAGGCGGGTATGTAGCATTTGGACAATACCGTTTGGTTCCTGATGATCGCGGGTACAAGGTTTATACATTGACCAGTGACGATAGCACTTTGTTCAGCAACAAAAGAAGTGCTCTTAGTTGGTGCGTAGCAGATCGTTACAATCAACTAAATCTGGCACAGAACATTCGCATCTTAGATCAAAAGAAGCAAATATTAGAGGCTGACATACACTGTCGCCGTGCTGCCGCAGAGCGCAGTAAAACACAGAGTTTTTACGAAACAGTAAATACAAAGATACAACCCAAGTTGGACAAGTACAATTCTCTAAATGCAGAATTGGAGAAATGTTTAAATTCGGCTAAATATCTACAAATTAGAGGATTCAATAATGAAACTGCAAGACCTAGCGGCACCACGTCCCGCAAAACAAATATCTAAAGTATTCGAAAGTTACTTTGGTTCACGCATTAAATTTGACCAACTAAACGCTGGCCAAACTCGTGCTTTGCTTGGCAAGGTTCGTGGCGTACTCGGTGAACACAGACAAACTGCTGCCCGCCACACTAGTGAGAAAAACCCCAAGTATCTCCAACTAGTAATGATGGAACAAGCATTGGCTGCTCGCATCAAGGAAATGGCCGGTACTCCTGCTGTTCCACCAGCACCGGGCGCACCTGCTGTTCCACCAGCACCAGGCGCACAACAAAAGCCTGCTGTGCAAGGTGCAATTGCCAAAGATCCAAAATTGGCTGCTGCTCTTAAGAAGAGCCAATCAGGCCAACAGTTAAATCCAGAAGAACAAAAACTAGTTGCTGGTGCTGCTTTAATGCAAGCCGAAAGCCGTTTGCGTAGAGCAATGCGTCGTTTAAATGAATCAGAAGTTCAACAAGCACAAGTAGTTCTTGCTGCCCAAGACATGGTTGATAAAATGCAATCAATGTTGGAAGACGTTTCTGAATTGCAATTCAAAGAACTGCCTGCTCTAGTAGATTCAATCAAGAATCAAGTTGGTATCGACCAAGCCACACAATTCAACACAGACGCAAGTGCTGCACTTGCTGGTTTGTTACAAAACATTCAAGGAGCCAAGCAACAACTTGACGCTGCTCTTGGTGTTGTAACTGGCCAAGGTCCTGCTGCTGGTGCCCCAATGGCTCCTGCAATGGGTGCTGAAGCAGGTGCTGACCTAGGCGCAGACTTAGGTGCTGAAGCAGGTGCTGCTGTTGGTGACGACTTAGAAGCAGGTGCTGAAGTTGCTCCAGAACCAGCAGAACCACCAGCAGGTGGCCCAGGTCTAGGTCGAGCACGTAGATAATGAAAATTTTCGAAGTCGAAGAACGTCCCGGTTCTGAGCCTACACCAAGTCCTGATCAATTGCTGGGCTTGGTGCAGTTCCTTGACGGTCGCGCAGAAGATCAGGCTGGTTCTAAACAAATCAGCCAGGATACTTTTATTAACTTAGCACAGAGTTTGGGCATTAATGTTACTCCTGATAACCTGGGTCAAATGATTGACCAAGAACCTCTTTCAAATGTGCTGGAGCCTTTGGATCCTAATTCTGGTGTAATCACATTCAAAGGTGCCGAAATAGCACCTGCTGGCATGCCAGTAAACAAAGCACAAGATATCGTAGCCGCTGCTGCTAAAAAGGCAGCAACCAAAGACCGCGGCATCTAATCTTTTGGGTCAACCGGGTGTTGACTCCAGGCGTTAAATATAGTATACTTCACTATAGGAGATAGCCATGAAATATCTAATTGCAACCATTTTGTCAGTGTTGGCACTAACAGCCAATGCACAACATCGCCCTTATCCGCATCACGGACATGGCGGTCATGGTTGGGGTTGGGTTGCACCTGCACTGATTGGTGGTGCTATTGTTTATGGTGCAACACGCCCTGCACCGCAACCTCCTACAGTGATATACCAAACACAAACGCTGCCTCCAGCACCTTACGGTTATCATTATGAACAGATTTTAGATGCTAACTGCAACTGTTATCGCTGGGTACTGGTGCAAGGATAACATATGGCATATTCAGAACAAGTAGTTGACCATTATGAAAACCCACGCAACGTTGGTAAGTTTGATAAAAACGATTCTGATGTTGGCACAGGCATGGTAGGAGCACCTGCCTGCGGAGATGTAATGCAACTCCAAATCAAAGTAGAAGACGGAGTAATCAAAGATGCCAGATTTAAAACCTATGGTTGCGGCTCAGCGATTGCGTCAAGTTCGCTCGTTACTGAATGGGTTAAAGGACGAACACTTGACGAGGCGCAAAAGATATCTAATAGCGAAATTGCTGCTGAGCTTGCCCTTCCCCCTGTTAAAATTCACTGTTCAATACTTGCAGAAGATGCGATCAAAGCGGCGGTAGAAGATTACAGAAAGAAACATGAAAATACAACACAGTGACATTACGGTACTGGCTGACTATGCTACGCACCTTAAAAACTTGTCTGACGCAGACAAGTATACACGTTTTTGCTATAACATCAAAGACGAAAACATTGACAAATTTATTCTAACAATCTTATATAACGCCGACGACCATCATTTGTTTACTGCAACAAAAGATGATAAAATTGTGGGATTCGGTCACTTGGCTCGCGAAGGTGAGGATTGGGAACTAGCAGTTAGTGTTGATGGTGAATACCAAGGACAAGGTGTTGCAGATCAGTTGATGGTGTTCATGATTGACTGGGGCAAAACACGCAGAGTTCATTCAGTATTCATGCACTGCATTACACAAAACGCCAAGATTCAACATTTGGCACGTAAACATGGTCTTCGTATGGTTGAACGTGACGGTGCAGAAGTAACCAGCAAAGTTGACCTGCCACTGCCTACCCCAATGGATTATACCGCAGACTTCATGAGAGAACAACGCGAACTGCTGGAGCAAATGACCGACATTCAACGCCGTATGTGGGCAAACTTGAATCCATTAACATACGCCAAAGAACACACACTAGATTAATGATAGTCCCAAAATACAACTACACACCCCTTAATAGAACAACTATCGAGGGCAAACGCCATTATTGCTTGCCTGATGGTAGCAAAGTTCCTTCAGTAACCACAATCCTGGACAAAACAAAACCTGCAGATCAAAAAGAAGCCCTGGCAAAATGGAAAGCCGCAGTGGGCGAAAAACGAGCACAGGAAATTACCACAGAAGCAGCAAATCGTGGCACACGCATGCACGCCTACTTGGAGCAATACATTCTTCAAGACGACTTAAAACCCCTGCCATCGAATCCCTTTGCTCATCCGTCATGGTTTATGGCAGCAGAAGTTATCTTACAAGGTCTGTGCCATGTGGACGAATTTTGGGGCACAGAAGTTCCTGTTTACTATTCTGGATTGTATGCTGGAACCACAGACTGTTTGGGTATGTGGAAAGGCCGTCCTGCTATCATGGACTTTAAACAAAGCAACAAAGTTAAGAAAAAAGAGTGGATTGGTGATTACTTTATCCAACTTGCTGCTTATGCCGCAGCGCACAATGAAACACACGGCACTGACATCAATCAAGGTGTTATTTTAATGGCTGTGCAACCTAAACTATTGCCTGACGGAACCTACGATAAACCCCAATATTTGGAGTTTGTTATTGAAGGCGACGAATTTGCATACTGGTCTGATGAGTGGATGAAACGTGTAGAGTTGTACTACCTAACACGCTAAATATGTGATAGAATCCAAGGACTATCACAGTGGCAATTGTACAAATATCACGAATTACTCAACGACAAGGTCTAGAACAAGATCTTCCGCAACCCCTAGCCGGCGCAGAGTTTGGCTGGGCAGTTGATCAGCGCAGACTGTTTATCGGCAACGGCACACTAGCAGATGGTGCTCCTGTTGTTGGAAACACAGAAGTCCTGACAGAATTTTCAGACATTTTAAGTTTCGGCACAACCTACACCTACAAAGGCGATGCTGCTGGCTACACAGTTCAAACAGGACCCACAGCAGGCTCTCCAGTAAGTCAAAGTTTACAAAGTTGGTTAGACCAATGGGCCAGCGTTAAAGATTTTGGTGCCACAGGTGACGGTATCACAGATGACACTGCTGCTATTAATCGTGCGCTGGATCAACTGTATTGCCAACAATCAAACACACAGGTTCGTAGAAGTTTGTTCTTCCCTGCTGGTACATATATTGTTACAGATACAATCAAGGTCCCGACTTATGCAAAACTCTACGGTGAAGGTGCAGAGAGTTCTGTAATTAGTTTCAACGTACAAGCCTGGACCAGTGCTACACCTTACGACGAAGGTGTGTTAGTACAAAACGGTTCTGACTATTTCCGCTCATTGGCGCCAGTGCCAATTGGAACAACGTTGCCAACGCCGCCTGCGTCTAACACATATTGGGCGCCAGAATCGTTGCCAGCCTACATCATGCGTACTGCTGACAGCAAACAACAGGTTGGTGCAAATATTGCAACCAATGGTGCCACTGCCCCTAAGAACATTGAAGTAGTAGACATGGCATTTATCACCAATCAGATACACGACGGTGTACTCATTGAAGATGCAGTGGAAACGTCATTGACATCAGTGACTATTAGAGGACCTTTGGAATTAGCCGACATTTCAGTTAACTTAGCAACTGATGATATTGCTGCTGTACGGTTCGACAGTACCTCGAGTTTAATTTGCACTCAAATAGTATTAGACAAATGCAAATTCTCAGGCTTTACATACGGCACCAACACCGCGGAACAAGTCAAAGGTGTTACTATCAGCAACAGTTATTTTGATATATTATATCAAGGTGCAATCATTGGCGGCGTAAGTCCTGTCAACGGCGGACCTACTGGATTTAGATTAGTACACAACGTATTTGACAATATCTACAACGAAGGTATCAAGATCACCAACGTTAGTTTGAACGCAACTGGTCATAACATATTCTATGATGTTGGTAACCACTTCAATGGTGTAACATTACCATCTACTAGTATCATTGACATTGACGCAGAAAACAACGTGTCCATTGGTGACATGTTCCAGCGCAATACCAATCAGTCCCTAACATATCCTAGAATCAATTTAAACAACACAGCCAGCATTGGTATTGATAGTGCTGTTCGTTTGCAACTAGGAACATATACTAGAACCACTGGTGTTTCAGCAGTTCTCAATGATGGAGATGTTGATACAACATTGTTTACTATTTCTTCAGGAACAACAAAAGCATTTAAGATGGACTATACTATAGTTCGCGCTACTGCTGTTCGTACAGGTACCATGACAGTGGTATGCAATGCAGAAGATAGCACAGGTAATTTTAGTTATTCAGATGACTATCAAGAAAACGTAACAACTGATGTAACTCTAACTGCCAGCGAATCTACACTGGGCGGTACAATCACTGTTTCATATACTGCTGGCGCCACTGGTGCTGACGGCACAATTTATTACTCACTAACAAACCTAGCCTAATCAATGTGGCCCAAAACTTTTGCTGAAAGGCTAGAGAGTTGGAACGATCTAAAGCAGCAAGCCGCTGCTTTGGATTTAGAACCAGCCCTCGATGCCATCAACTCTTGGTGGTTCCAGACACCTTGGACTGCCTATCATTTACACTGGGACGACCGAGAAACTTGGCCAGATCCCTGGCAACTTTTGAGCGATAACATCTATTGTCCTCTTGCTCGCGGGCTAGGAATCATGTACACTATAGCACTAGTAGATAGGCCAGATCTACAAGATGCTGTGTTAGCAGAGTTTGCAACTGACAATTTAGTCCAAGTTGCCGGGGGGAAATATATATTGAATTGGGACCCGGCATCGATGTTAAATATCAACCCAGGGAAGATGAATTCCCGACACAGCGTAGCGCAAGCACAAATACAACAACAAATAAGGTAACAATGAAGCAAATTACAGTACTAAAACGTGACGGAACTCGCGAGCCGTTGGCGTTAGAAAAATGGCAAGCGCAGATTGCAAAGATCTGCGCAGGAATCGCGGATGTAAGTCAAAGTATGATCGAAATCCGAACGCAATTACACTTTTATGATGGCATTACTACACAAGAAATTGATGGTATTACATTACGTGCTATTGTAGACTTAATTGATGTTGAGGGAAACCCTGATGTAGGTCATACCAACTATCAGTACGTAGCAGGCAAGCAACGATTGTCGATGTTGCGCAAAGACGTTTATGGTGATTATCGTCCACCTCATCTGTATGAAATTGTAAAGAAAAACATTGAGGTAGGTCTTTACACACCTGAACTACTTGAATGGTATTCAAAAGAAGATTGGGACAAAATGAATGACATGTTGGATCATTCAAAAGACGAACAATACTCTTATGCTGCTATTGAACAACTGATTGAAAAGTACCTTGTTCGCAATCGTTCAACAAAGGAAATCTATGAAACGCCACAAGTCCGATACATGGTCGCTGCGGCGACGGTATTCCACAAAGAAGAACCTAACTCAGCCCGCATGCGTTACATCAAGGAATACTACAACGCGGCTAGCGATGGTTTATTTACTCTTGCTACCCCTGTCCTTGCGGGGCTTGGTACACCAACCAAACAATTTAGTTCCTGTGTGCTTATTCGTAGTGACGATGATCTCGATAGTATTTTTGCTTCTGGGGAAATGATGGCCAAGTATGCTAGCAAACGTGCTGGCATTGGTTTGGAAATTGGACGTTTACGACCTTTAGGATCACCCATACGTGGTGGCGAGATCATGCACACTGGTATGATCCCGTTCCTTAAGAAATGGTTTGGCGATTTACGTTCATGTTCACAAGGAGGTATCCGTAATGCAAGTGCAACTGTTTTCTATCCCATTTGGCATCATCAATTCGATGATCTCATTGTGCTCAAGAACAATCAAGGAACAGAAGAAACCCGTGTCCGACACATGGACTATGGGGTGGTGCTTTCTGCTTTTTTCTGGCGTAGATTTAAAAACAAACAAGACATCACGTTCTTTGACCCTAACCAAGTGCCGGATCTATACGAAGCCTTCTACAGAGACACTAAGTTATTTGAAGATCTTTATGTCAAATATGAAGCACGAACTGATCTCCGCAAAAAGACTATGTCTGCTGAAGAAGTCTTCAAGTCAGGTATTCTTAAGGAGCGAACAGACACTGGTCGTATCTATCTAGTGTTCATTGACAACGTGATGAACCAAGGTCCATTTGACCCTGAGTACCACACCATTTACCAGAGTAACCTTTGCTGTGAAATTCTCTTACCTACGAAACCATTTAAGCGTTTGGATGACGCTGATGGCCGCATCGCCCTCTGTACGCTTGGCAGCATTAACTGGGGTGCCTTCCGGAATCCCGAAGACATGCGCCGCGCTTGTAGAATTCTGCAGAGAAGCCTCTGTAATATTCTTGACTACCAAGACTTCCTCTCGATCCAGAGTCAACTTTCGAATGACGAAATTCAGCCGCTTGGTATCGGCATTACTAACCTTGCTTACTGGCATGCCAAGCGCGGACTGCAATATGGTGATAAAGACGCTCTTTCCGAAGTTAAGTCTTGGATGGAACACCAGGCCTACTACCTTACCGAAGCAACAGTGGAACTCGCTAAGGAGAGAGGCCGTTGCAAAGATTCTGACCGGACCTGGTACGGTCGTGGTGTCTTTCCTTGGGAGCGACGCAGCGCCGGGGTCAACGAACTCGTGGACTTTACGCCTGAACTAAACTGGGAAGGCCTACGTGCAGAAATGCGAGCGTATGGTGTACGCAATGCCACACTAATGGCCATTGCTCCCGTCGAAAGTTCCAGTGTTGTTATTAACAGCACCAACGGCATTGAAATGCCCATGTCACTGATCACAGTTAAGGAAAGCAAAGCAGGTTCCCTTACACAAGTTGTGCCTGAATATCACAAGTTGAAGAACAAGTATCAACTGATGTGGGCACAAAAGGACTGTGATGGTTATTTGAAAACTGCGGCTGTGTTAGCAGCCTATGTTGATCAATCAATCTCTACCAACACATTCTACAATCCAGCACACTTCCCGGATCGCAAAGTACCAACTACGCTGATTGCTAAGAATCTAATGCAAGCACATTTCTGGGGATTGAAAACTTTCTACTACAGTTTGATCAACAAACAAGGTAGTAAACAAATGGACGAAGCATTGGTAGACTTACCTCACAACATTGAAATGGTCGAAGAAGATTGCGAAGCCTGCAAATTGTGATGCGTAAGTTTTGGAGATTGTGGGCAAAGGCACTGGGCGAAAAAGCCGGTGCCACTAAACAAGAAGCAGACCGAATTGCTTTGATTCGCTCTGCTATTGTGTTATGCTATATAATAACCAACTTGTTTATTGTAGCAGGTGTAATAAGGCATTGGTAATATGAGTAAAGAACAATATAATTTAAAATTAAAAACAGACTATCTTCAACGCAAGATGTTTTTGGACCCAGCAGGTCCAGTTACTATCCAACGATTCGAAGAGGTCAAGTACAACAAACTGGCAAAGTTTGAGCAAGAGGCTCGTGGATTCTTCTGGGTACCAGAAGAAATTTCCTTGACCAAAGATGCTGCTGACTTTAAGGAAGCCAGCGACACAGTTCGTCACATTTTTACTAGTAACCTGTTGCGACAAACAGCATTGGATAGTATTCAAGGTCGCGGACCAAGTCAAATCTTCACACCAGTATGTTCTATTCCCGAACTAGAAGCCTTGATGTACAACTGGAGTTTCTTTGAAACAAACATTCACAGTCGCAGTTACTCGCACATCATTCGTAACATCTACAACGTGCCCAAGGATGTGTTCAATACTATCCACGATACAAAAGAAATCGTGGACATGGCAAGTTCAGTTGGCAAGTATTATGACGATCTACATTTGATTAATTGCCGCAAAGAAGCAGGCGAAGAAGTTGACGAAGGATTGCACATCAAAGCAATTTACCTTGCACTACACGCAAGTTATGCCCTGGAAGCGTTCCGTTTCATGGTTTCATTTGCTACAAGTCTAGCAATGGTTGAGAACAAGATTTTCATCGGCAATGGCAATATTATTGGACTTATCCTACAAGACGAAATTGGCCACAAAGACTGGACTGCTTGGATTATTAATCAAGTGGTCAAAGAAGATCCGCGCTTTGCAGCAATCAAAGCAGAATGTGAAGCAGAAGTGTATCAGATCTACATGGATGTTATTAGAGAGGAAAAAGAATGGGCAGACTACCTGTTCAAACACGGTCCGGTGATTGGATTGAATGCCGCTATCCTGCGAGACTTTGTAGACTATACTGCGGCCGGTGCGCTGAAGGAGATTGGTATCAAGTATCAAGCACACTCTCCAAAGTCGACACCGATCCCTTGGTTCAACAAGCACGTGGACACACACAAGAAGCAAACAGCACTACAAGAAAATGAAAGCACTAACTATGTTATTGGTGTCATGAGTGATAGTTTAGATTACGAGGAATTGCCAGACCTGTGATACTAACTCGAAGTCAGTTCGCTGAACATTTTAACAGCATTGACGCTAGGTTAGGCAACGACGATAGTCCGTTATGGATTCCTGAAGAAGCAGGCACCAAGTGCGAAATGTTTGTGTGCGTAAAACCAATTGGTGTTAGCAGATTTAAATGGACGTACTATAACTGGTGTAACAAAACACTCAAAGGTAAAGTTTTTTGTTATAGCAGTGACCCTGACAATCAAAAAGAGTGGTGGGGATTCACCAACAAGGATGACGTTGTATTATGGATGTTAAAGTGGATGTAAGTAATGTACTGCCAGGCAATCACCCTTCTGCATGTAATGCTGGCATTTGGTTGCGTAAGTATTTGCAGGTCCCACCAAACTGCACAATATTTGAAGAGTTTGAAGAATACTTCAATTGTCGCATTGACGTAGACGACCGCAGGGATTACTGGATGGAGCCAAACAAGGTAGTATTCGAAACTAACAAGGACCTACTTGCATTTGTATTAAAGTGGTCTTAAATTTAAAAAGGAAAGTAAATGATTAAAGTATATTCAAAACCCAACTGCCAGTTTTGCGACATGGCAAAGAAACTACTCGAAAGCAAGGGTGTTGCTTATGAGTCAGTGGACATCTCTGTTGATCCAGAAGCACGTCAAATGCTCATGGATGCAGGATTCCGTTCAGTACCACAAATTTACAACGGAACACATCATATCCCCGGCGGCTATCAAGGTCTTGCAGGAATGAGTGAAGAAGAATTTGCAGCCAAAGTTGGCACATCAGCATAATCAAGGAACATATGAAATTAGTAGTAGACACAGGTAACGTTTATACCTTTAAATTAAACTCAGGCGAAGAACTCATTGCCAAAGTAACAAGCGTAGGCCCAGACTATGTTGAAATTGAGTCACCAGCAAGTGTAGCACCAGGTCCACAGGGCCTTGGCTTGGTACCATCAATGTTTACCGCAGACCCTGACGTAAACCCCAAACTAAATAATAACAGCATTGCGATGTATGCGATTACAGATGACTCTGTAAAAATGAAATACATTGAAGCAAACACTGGCATCAAGGTGCCAGAGAAGAAACTAGTTTTAGGATAAAATGGCAGCAGTACAAAGACAGGGTGATGCAAATGATGCAGGAGGCGTAGCCTCTGGCGGAATATCCTCTGTCCGAGTAAACGGACGACCTATAATGGTCACCGGCCAGTCAGTTAGCCCACATCCTTGCTGTGGAAGAAAAGGATGCCCTCCCATCCATTGCTCTGCTACAACAGCCGGTGGATCTAGTTCTGTGTTTGCCGAAGGCAAACCTGTGATCTTCACAGGAGACGCTGACACCTGCGGACATGTTAGAATCGGTGGATCTGCTGATGTTATGGTGGGCGCATAATGGCACGTAGTATTGTTACCCCGTTACAACTTACTGCATCGGCAGGATTGTTACAAAATCAAGGCCTAAAACCCTTGCCAGCAGCACTGCTCGCGGCAATCAACAGTTATAATGCAACCACGCTTATTACCAACTGGCTTGCCGCAGTTAGTTTTTATAAAGCCCAAAGTTTTTTCACAGAAACAACACTTGATGCGTTGTTAAGTATTGGTAGCACAGTTTGTCCGGCACTGGGAAATTCAATTCCTGCTGCCCCGGTAGGCACATACACTAATCTGATCAACGAATACCTTACGCCAAACACAGTTACAGATGCATCAACCATTGATCCATCTGGTTTCTCAATGCTGATAGAACAAACTGGATCTGCGTATCTTGGCGACGGAGACTATGGTAAGTTTGCCCAAGGCTTTATGGCAGTGCAAGGATACATATCCACAGTCAATGATTTCATTAATAGTTCTGTGAATGCCAACGAATACCTTGGGCCTATGTTCACATCAATGGACAGTTTAATCACAGATGATATTGTTACAGTAAACAGCAATTTTCCTGGATTTGCTGCTGACATTGCAAATCAAGGACAATTAGTAAATTTACAAAATCTTGAATTGTATGGAACACCAGCAGGGGTACTGCAACAATTTAGTAGTGTTGCTAATCTAGCACCTGGTGCATTACCTGACGCAGTTGCTACTAGAATGCAAAACGTTGGTCTCACAAATAAAAATATTTCTGATATAGTAACAAACAATCGTGCGAGTTTGTTTAACCCCAATGGATTAACAGACAACGAGTTTGATAAACTACAAAAATTAGCCTATGCTGGAATGACTCAAGTCACTGGTGATGATCTAACTCAAGTATTGTCTATTCTAGATGTAACCACTCCAAACATCAATGCCATGTCGGATTTGTTAAATCCGGTTGTAATGTTCCCAAACAGTTATTCTACTCTGAATACTGCAAGCCCATATGGTGCAATTCCTATATTTGATTCCAACGGCAATGTAAATTCAAACGTTGCACCAGTGGTAGCATTGTATTTGCCAACATCAACAGGTTGTGACGAGTTGGGTAAAATTATTCCCCCAGCAGACGCAGTGGCAAACAAGGCCATACAAGTTGGGCTACAGCAGATTGCTGGTATTGCAAACACAACATGGCCAGAACTAGCAGATGTTATCAGCAGTTCTTCTCCGGAGGCATGGAACATCAACGATGAATATCTTGCTAACTCTGTTGTTGCCAATGGCGGACCGATTCCGCAAAATTATCTAGCAATAGACGACGTGCCGATAGGAACAAATATCAGCGATACAAATTACTGGCGCCCTATTTCTTTGCCTGGACTGAATACAATGGAAGGTTTGCCATTGATTCAAGCACAGACCACAGCAGTAGATAGTTCAGTAACTGATTATTTTACAAACAATGTAGCAACTGGCACTGGCCCTGATGGGGTTATTACAACCTACGATGTGCTAGGGCTGGCGATAGACAGTGACGACTTTGCATCGCATCTCAATACCGCTGCCGCGGCAATCAACAGTTTGCAAGGCGCTGGCTCATTGGCCACACTTAATACCGCATATACAAACATTTTAGCAGCCGCCAACGATGCTGCGGTTCTGACACAAATCACCAATGCCAACAATGCAATTGCTGCGCTTAGTGCAAGTCCATATGTGACTATTCTAAACACAGAATGGAATTACATGGCCAACATTCTAAACAAGCAACGCGGATATCAAAATGCCGCGGGTATTGATTACTTTAATTTGCAAAGCAGTGAGAAAGTCAGTGTGTATGGATTTGTGCAAAACCTTTCCCAGTATGCTCGCCTCACCGCCACAGGAGATGCCTGTGAGTTTTTACAGAACATAGCAGACACTACAACATTGACCGGCCAGGCCATTGTTGGTGCCATGCGCGAAGGTCGTAATACTGTGCAACTCTCAGAGGCAGGCTTGTTAACAACAGCAAACCAGATCCCAGCAGACCCTGTTGTTCGACCAATCCCAGAAGTAACACCTGTAAACTAAAGTAGTACTTGACCAATTATGGCTTTTTTGCTATAATTGACTTATGTTATATTTTGCCTACGGGATGAACACCAACACACAAGGAATGGCTCGCCGCTGTCCAGGCGCAGTGGCGTTTGGTCACGCACGTTTGTTAGGACACCGTTTCCGTTTTTCTGGACCTGCAGATGTGCAAGTTGATCACCGAGACTATGTTGATGGCGTGCTGTGGGATATCACTGACGAATGTTTAAAGGCCTTGGATACCTTAGAAGGTTATCCATACTACTACGGCCGCAAATGGGCCACAGTTGAATATGCTCAAGGCGAGCACGAAGCCTTGGTGTACTACATGCAACCAGGCAATCGTAATCACCCGCCAAGTTCGGGCTACTTTAACACAGTGCTAGAAGGTTACGAAGAGTTTGGAGTTCCAACAACACAACTCTACAAAAATGTAACTGAAAGTATTACCTTTTTACCCTACTAAACTGTAGGGTTTTTCTGGTTGACTCAATATGCCCGATTTGCTATAATATTGACATAGCGTAACAAAACAGGAGCCCCGAATGGACATCAAAGAGATCAACTCTGCAATCATGTTTGGTAATCTTTCTAACACTGATCTCAACAGCGTGATTGAAGCGGTAAAGTATGCTCGCGCTCAAATGACCAAACAAACAGCCCGATCACTTCGCATTGGTGATACAGTTAAGTTCACTAGCAATCGAGATGGTGTTACTTACAACGGTACAGTTGAAAAGATTAAACTTAAATTCATTCATGTTCGCACTCCGCGTGGCCTGTTCAACGTACCTGCTAACATGTTGGAGGTAGCATGAATTTCCGACAGTGGGTGCAAGAAATGTGGTACGAGCATGTTGAAGAATCTCGTGTCTGGGAAGGTGTAGAGCCAACTGCTACTGCACAAGAATACTTTGCCAAGTACAAGTACTGGCTCAAACGCGAATACCGTCACCAACAAGGAGCAAAATAATGGGTCTCGATATGTATGCCTACGTGGCGCAAAAAGCAGGTCAGCAAAACGAGTTCTACGAAGGTGCTGGGTTTGACAAAGAAACTGGTGACTATGTTAACCCTGCGGTGACCAAGCCACGTGAGATTGCTTACTGGCGCAAGCATCCTAATCTCCACGGTTGGATGGAACAACTTTGGATTCGCAAAGTCAATGAAGCCGGTGGTGTTATTGCTGAGGACTCGGACTGGGGTAGTTCATTCAATGGCATTGAACTAGAACTCACGCACGAAGATTTAGATGAACTTGAACGTGCAGTAACTCATGGCCAATTGCCCGCCACTCAAGGTTTCTTCTTTGGTGACGGCGCAGATGACTACTATCGCGAAAGTGATTTAGAGTTTATCAAGAACGCTAGAGCCGAGTTGTTCTTTGGCTTAAAAGTGTTTTATAATTCTTCGTGGTAAGGTAGTAAATATATGATTGATTATGCAGACGAAAGGTTCGATGGCGTCGTGAGTTCTGGATGGATTCGCGATCTTGAAAGTAGCGATAGCCGGATCCACAAGGAGAAAGTTATTGAAAAGGCCCTCATGGCCGCAAAACTTGGATCTGCAGACGCCCAGGCTTTCTTGTTTAACTGCTATCAAGCCTACAATCCCTACTACACATTCCACATCAAGCAAGTGGAGGAAGTCCACGGTCAAGTTGATCGTCCTAATATTTGGCCTAAGTTCTGGGCACTGTTAGAGTCACTTCGCACTCGATCTGTAACAGGTAACTCTGCTCGTGAAGCCATTGCTGAATGTGCAGAATTGTTTGATGATGACGAATGGAATCAAGTGTGCCGCAGAGTGCTGATCAAGGACTTGCGTTGCGGTATTACTGAAAAGACCTTGAACAAAGTTCTTAAGAACACAGACTGGGCGATCCCGGTGTTTAGTTGTCAACTTGCACAAGATTCTACAGACCAACCAAAGAAACTCAAAGGCATCAAACGCCTTGAAGCCAAACTGGATGGTGTGCGTGTGTTAGCAGTTGTGCAAGGTATGAACGTGAGTTTGTTCAGCCGCAACGGCAAAGAGTTCCATAACTTTCCGCAGATTGCTTCGGAAATCATGAAGCAACGTGGTGCATTCCAACGCAACCTGATGTCAGGTGGTCGCTTTGTGCTAGACGGAGAAGTTGTGGGAGAAAGTTTCCAGAAACTCATGAAGCAAGCCCAACGCAAAAGCGATGTCGAAACAGATGGCATGGTGTATCACATTTTTGACATTATCCCACTAGACGACTTCCAACGTGGATATTGGAATGCTCAACAATACAAGCGTTTTGACATTTTGGATCGTGCTCGCAGTGCCATTGGGGATGATGCGTCCTGTTTGAAGGTTGTTACAGGCTTAGAAGTGGATTTAGACACAGCCGAAGGACATGACATTATGACACGCTATGCCCAAGATTGTGTTGCCGAAGGATTCGAAGGCATTATGATCAAAGCAGTAGATGCCCCGTATGTTTGCAAACGAGCAGACTACTGGATGAAATGGAAACCTACAATTACAGTTGACTTAACTGTGGTAGGTTTTG